AACGTAGTCAGCAGCGTTACCTAGAGAACTTGCAGTGTTTGTAAGTTCAACATAACCATAACGTGTCATGAAGCTTACGACTGGTTCCATTGTGGATGGATCCATAACAACACCACTGCTCATCAATGGAATGTATGGGCAATAGAACGAAGCAGCGTCCATTTCATTTGGACCTTTGTAACCGATCAATACAGGAGTAGATGCATCAGCATAGCTGTTTACATAAACTTTAACTGCACTGTTCAATGTACCAACGAACTTGGTGTTTGTTGGAGCTTCGAAAGTACCTTCTGTAGTACGAGCAAATGCGCTTGTAGTAGCAGATTGTAGAATTGTCAATGCTGTTGGGCTAACAACAACCCAGTTACCAGCGCCACGACGTGTGCGTTGAGCAATACGGTTAGCAACATCATTGATTTGAATTGCTAATACAGCGTGCTGGTCACCAACGTATGTTGCAGTACCTGTGAAGGCTTGTGAACCGTCTTGAGCGAAAGTATGTACCGCAGTACCACTTAGGTTCATCAACTTGCCAAGAATTTCTTGGTCAATTTCAGCAGTAATTTCTTGTGCAAGTGCAGCCATGATTTCTGCTTCAACGTCCAAACCATGCATGGCTTGTGCGTCTTGAGCAGCTTCAAATGTCCAACGTGCAGAGATTTTACGGCTCTTAGCTTCAACAGTCTGTTTCAAGACTTGAATGCTTAACTTCTTACCAACTTCGCCTTCTAAGCTGCTAGTAGCTGTTGGGCCAGGATTACCAGCGTTCAAGTTACCAGTGTATGCTTTAGCGATGTTGAAAGGGCTAAGTGCTTCACTACCAGCAGTAACGCCAGCAGCAGATTCTGCATAACGTACACGCAAGGTGTGGATTTGACCAACAGGTCCTGTCATTGGCTGAACACCAACGATTTCGTTAGCAATAACGGTTGGCATAACACGACGGATAACAGGTAAAATTACCTTGTTAAGTACGGCTACGTTACCAGATTGAGTGGCACCAGCAGTTACACTTTCTGTTAGGTTTTTACGTGTGTTTTCTAACACTGTTTCCATAACAGATTTACGATTTCCAGTAAGTCCTTCTAGTAGAACATCTTTAGTAGCGTTCCAGTTTTGGGACTCGAAAAGTTTCTCAGACATAATAGTCTCCTTAAAAATTTACTTTCCTATTCCGGCTAACTTTCTAAGTGAGATGATGTCGGCTGCAGGAGCTGACTTTTCACTAGAAGTTTTATCACCGGTCACCGCAGTCTTCTGCGATACCGAACTCTCGGATATTACACTCTTACCTTTTGGTAGTTGTAAATTTTCGTTGAGGACCGCCGGTAGGTACTTATTGTACGCTTCACGGAGACTTTCGGTTGCTGTAGTTTTCAACAAGTCTTCCATTATTCCACGCTTCTCTTTCGAGAGCGGAGATACCAACTCTTGCATGATGTTCTGACGTTTCATGGCGTCTTCTGTCATACGAATTTTCTTTTGAGCTTGAGCTAATTCTTGATCTTTAGATTCAACTAGTTTAGCTGTTTTATCAAGTGTAGTGTTCATGCTTGCGATTTGTTCACTAAGTTTTTTAACTTGCGTACCATCTGCAAAACCACTAGACATAAACTCAGCAGCAAATGCTTCCATGATCTTACGACCGAATGCATTTTGTCTGCTCATCTGGATGTCTTCACGTAGTTGAGTAATTTCACCACGTAAAGTATCAGAAATAAGTCTTTCTGTTCTAGCTGCCGCTTCTTTAATAAACGTTGCTTTAGCTTCAGCAATCAAACGCTTGCCTTCTGCTACCATTTGAACTCTAGCTTGGACAAGTTTTTGCTCGTCTTCTTTAAGTTCTTTCAATTCAGACGTTAGCTTACTCAATGCAAATTCTTCTAGTTTCCCGAAGTTTTGCTTTTGTACGCTACGATCTTCTCTGAGTTCGTTAATTTCCTTGGCCATTGCTTCTAGAACAAACTTATTAAGCATCTTGGCGTGCTCTTTCATTTGTTTCTTGTAGGCAACCTTAGCTTCAACTACTTCACGTTTGTCTTGTGCAAATTCGGTAATTTCACGCTGAATTGCTTCAGTGATCATTTTGTCCGCTGCTTCAACAATCAAGCCTTTGTCATGTTCATAACGTTGGCTAAATTCTTCACGCAAATTTTGCTCGACTTCTTCATGTAGTTGTTGCACCTTGGAATCCCAAGCCTCTTGTAATTGGCCTGCAACTTCCTCAGATAACATCCCTGGTCCGAATAGTTCTTTTAATGTGCTCATCTTGTTCCCCTTAATTTTTATTTAGGTTATTGATGAACCTGAGAACCTCTTCCTGGAGGTATCGTTGTGCTTTTGAGTCATACTTTGCAGCTTCTGCGACACCCCAAAGGGTGTTACGCCTACGGTCGTGCATAACACGTTCGTAGATGGCTTTTGGATATGCATCTGGAGCACTAGGTTGTGCCACGACGTCAACCGTGACAATTTCAAAATCAGTTACGCCACCAGATTCATTGACGTTTCCTGACCCTCTACTTGACACACCAAGTTTAACACCACTCTCTAAAAGAGTTTTTACGATGTTACCCATTGGGGTTGGTAGAATTTTTAGTTTACCTATACCATTGTTTTCATTCATGTACATATTTGTAATCATGTGTGAAACACGGTCTAAGTTAACTTGTAAGTCATCAGGGTGATCGGCTTCGCATAACACACTGTAACCATTTTTAATTTTTTCAGCAATGTTACTACATGCCCGAGCTATTTCATTGACAGGG